ATAAGCTCAATCGACATCATCTTCGCGAGGGTTGCATGTGTGCGCAGAACCGACGAGACGAATTCAGGGTCTTCATACGCCTCCTCTTTGTCCACGTCGTACCGGGCTCTCAAGTCGTTGGCCCGGGCTAAACACACCCTGGCCTCCTTCGAGAAATCGGCAGGCGTGACGAATCCAAAAAATATAACCGCATAATCCGCAAGCGCCTTTGGCAAATAAGTCGTGGCCCAAACAGCAACCTGACCCAGGGATGAAATGACCGGCACCACCCTCGAGGCACTCTGCATGGCGGACATCACCGATTTTGCCGACACACTCGAGCTCGTTGTCAACAACATGGCGAACGCTGTCAGAATCGCAAAAGGGTTCGAAGCTTGAGCTTGCAACACGATATCATCTTCGTGCTCAGCTTTTTCTTCTGAATCAGATCCCGTACTCCCGAAAAGTTCTCGTACAGGCCTGAAAAACCCTCTTAATATTGACCAAACCTTGGCCATGTTCGTTGCCACGGACACTCCCATGGCCGACAATATATTGGACGCGAAACTGATTAACGAATCAATCATGGCAAATGCCTCGTCCTTGTAATTAATCAACATACACACGCAAATAGTTACCAGGCTGACTGGGATGACCCAGGATAACAAGCCCTCCGCTTTCTCACGCACCATCGCAACGATGGTGTTGAAGAAATCAGACAACACTGACCTAATCGCGGTCCCGTGCAAACCAGAAATTTTGGCTTTAGTCGCGCTACCAGCCGCAGCGGCTGTTCGCGTAACCCGAGATAAGTTGGTTACAATCTTAGAATACACCTTACTCCACATGGAGGTTTCGTACTCACCATCAATCTTCTCATCATCATCAAGTCCAGGATATTTCTCACCGGAGCCGGCCTGCAAACAGAGTGGGTTACACTCAACGCACCGGCCAGGGCAAGGCCCATCCTTAGCCACGAGCATCCTCTTCATCCTGGTGAAGGACAAATCCTTCGCCATCAACATATCAAAAGAGTTGTGCGCATCGCAACAAACTCTGGCCTCAACCGACGAAAACCAGCAGTGGCGAGAGCGAGCTCCGTCGCACACCTCACCTGACCCCTGGGTCATGCTAGACAATACGTCTTCTAGCCACAAGTCGACACTTTCGACCGGGCTGCTTTGCGACGCGCCATGGTCGCATTGTTCAGCCGCGACGGCTGAACACTCCCCATTTGTTGGGAGCTTGGGGAGCTCTTCAACAGCAGAGTACGCAACTGTACTTTGCTCTTCAATCACAGCGTGATCGGCGATCATGGCACCAAAGCGTGGCGCCATGGTGTTTCTTTGTACTTTATCCTCTGCACGTCTGAGGCGAAGTTTTGAAGCATCATTGAAGTGCTTCATCCCTTCCAAATCCTTCACTAAATTAATAATCTCCGAGCGGGAGAGCGTTGAAAAATCCACGGCCTTTACAGCC